TCCCAATATCTCCTGTTAGAGTGGCGACAGTATCCCATTCTAAACCTTTGACGCTGTTTAAAAGTTTTCCAACACGTAGGCACGCGTAGCAACACAAAAAAAACGACACTGACGCTAAAATTAAACCTGCATATAACAAAACTTGATTCATATTGTTACAATATATTACAAAATATTGTTATACAAGCAAAAAAATTATAATTAAGCTAGATTTTTGAGGACTAGAGGAGGAGGAGGAAGAGTACGCTCCCACTAGCGACACACAACGCTAAAGTTGGAGTGTGGTCGTCGGAAAAATAAATGAGGAATCCACAATAAGTTGTGGATAACTTATATAAGTATCTGAAAATAAAGAATATTTTTATGGATTTACTAAATCACCATTAATATCTGCGATCTGTCTGGTTGAAGTACTAACAATTTGAGATGCACCACCAGTTGTTTGTGTAATACTTACACCAGCTGGTACAAATACAACAAAATCAAATTGTGGAGTAGTTAATTGACTAGCTAAACCAAAAAATTCAAATAAAACTTTGGTAGTTGTGCCGTCTGTTATACTCATAGACGCCTCTCCACCGCCACCAAGATGACAAGTACCGAAAATCCTATGATATCCTGTATTAGTTATGATCGTATCAGTAGTAGCACCAGTTGTTTGGGTAAATGTAATAGATTTAAGGCTTAAAGCAGTTTGTAAATCTTGTCTTACGTTACTACCCTCTGCACTTTCAGTTAAATCTATAATTGGAATTATCTGCGTAGACGCAGATAAATCAAATCCAGCACCGGCTCCACCTTGCGATGGTAGTAAACTGCGTACTTTGTCCTCTAATTCTTGGCTATTAATGAAGTATTCAGATCCCACATTAACCTCCGATAAAGATTCCGCATCTAATTGTTCTTGTTCCACTTGTATCGTTAGTAAATCTAACTAAAACTCTATTTCTTTGACTCCCTGTTGTAATTAGGTCGTTATTTTGATATGAGAGATTTAAAACTCCAAAAGGTTGACCTGTCACTAATGCTGGGACAGATACATCTTTGGAATATTCAGCGTTATTTACCGAAACATTTAAAAAAGTATCAGCGGTTGCAGTTGTTCCGGCTGTGTCTACAGCTGACGCTACCCTTAAACGCACATTTCCATCAACAAACTCATAATTTGTGTTTGCTAATATGTTATCTGACGTTGCACCAGCGGCTAATGTTAATGTTTTTTGTACTAATGGCATGTATTTCTCCTAGTTTTTTATCAAAGTTGTAGTTGCTGATCGTCTTACGGGGGAGCGTCTAGTTGTCTTTGTCATAGACGTTGCCTCTTTGACTTGCTTTTCTAAAGACTTAAACCTATTGGTCGTGCGTCTAAGATTCCTTACTTGGGCTTTTGTTATAAAAGCTCCATCATTTCTAAAAGTTCTGAGTAATAAATTTACTACGTCGGCCTCAGTTATATTAATGCCCATTGACTGACTTAAAAACGATGCAGCTCCTTGTATTCCCATAAAATTTACGAGTTGGCGTACTTTAGCTTTGTTACGCCTACTTTGAGTTAATCTTGTAGGCATTCTACTTTGAGTCATAGAATTAAATCCTTGACCTAATGCAATACCAACTCCAGTTCCAGTTGCAGTAGGACCTAAAAGAGTTCTTCCAGCACTAACTAATGGCGCTAAAAAACTACCTATATTAGCTGATTGTGTCATTCCCATTCCTCTACCAAATTGTATTCCTGTAGACTGCGTACTTCCAGATCGTGAAGTTTCTTGCCTAGTTAATAAATCTTGAGGTCTTGGTGTAGGTAATGCAGACTGAGCTAGTGGTTGGTCTGCTGTACCGCCTCCAGCTAAACTACTGGTTGCGTCGCCAACTGTTTCACCAATTTTTCTACCAATTCTATCGCCACCAGGGACACCAATAAAAGTTCCAACGGCTTGTCCAACGTCGCCAAGCACTTCTTCTGAGCTACCTAGTCCAAAGAACTTTCCAAAATCACCTAAAAATGCCATGCTGTATTATCCTCCTAATTTATTTTGATTGATGTTTGTAACATTTGCTTGCTGTTTCATAGCGTATTGTAACAATTCATCATTTAATTTAGGGGAATTTAAACCATTTATGCGATTGTTCAGGGTTTGGATACTTTTTTTAATTGTCCCAATATCTCCTGTTAGAGTGGCGACAGTATCCCATTCTAAACCTTTGACGCTGTTTAAAAGTTTTCCAACACGCGCGCACGCGTAGAGACACAAAAAAAACGAGAGTGACGCTAGTATTACGCTTGCATATAACAAAACTTGATTCATATTGTCATTCTATGTAATAAAATGTGATTTGACAAGCAAAAAATGTTTTATATAATAAGACTTCGTCTTCTCCTATCGGTTCAGCCAAAGATATTGGATCGCTACACTAAAAGAATTTAAAAAAAATCCTTATTAGTTGTAGCTCTTGTAAGTTATCCCCAGCAAGCCTGTGGATAACCTATTTAAGTGCCTGAAAATAAAGAATATTTTTTAAGGATTTACCAGTGTACCATCAATACTAGCAATTTGTCTGGTATTTCCGGCCAAAGTAAAATTAGCATTAGCAGAATATGCTACTAAACTTTCACCAGCTTGTAAAAAAACTATAAAATCTGTTACAAAATCATTTTGCGTCGTAGTTGTACTACCAAATTGTACAATATCTTTGGTTGTAGTACCGTCTGTCAGTCTAATTTCACCAAAACCGCCAGTATTAAGAGTTACGTTAACAAAACATCTCCAATATCCTGTAGTATTGACTAATGTTGTAGTAGTATTGTTTACAGAAAACTCAGTAATGCTTGCAAGACTAAAACTTGTTTGTAAATCTTGTCTTAATACAGATCCTGATGCTGTTTCAGTCAGATCTATAATTGGAATAATTTGCGTGGAAGCAGAAAGATCAAAACCCGCACCAGCACCACCTTGCGATGGCAAACTTGTACGTATTTTATCCTCTAGTGCTTGACTATTAATAAAAAATTCTTGTCCCACGATGTATTATCCCCCGATGAAAACGCCACATCTAATGGTTCTAGTAGCCGCAGTATCATTAGTAAATCTAACTAAAACTCTGTTTCTTTGACTACCAGTAGTTAAAAGGTCATTATTTATATATGATCCGTTCAATACTCCAAAAGGTTGACCAGTTACTAATGCAGGGACAGATACGTCTTTACTGTATTCAGCATTATTTACTGAAACATTCAAAAAAGTGTCTGCTGTTGCACTTGTGCCAGGTGTATCTACAGCGGATGCGACGCGTAATCTTACGTTTCCGTCAATAAATTCATAATTTGTGTTAGCTAATATGTTATCTGATGTTGCACCAGCCGCTAATGTTAAGGTTTTTTGTACTAATGGCATGTTATCTCCTAGTTTTTAATTAATGTTGTTGACGAAGCTTTTCGCATTGGACTTGCACGACGAGTTGTCCTGGTCATACTTGTTGCTTCCTTAACTTGCTTTTCTAAGCTTTTAAATCTGTTTGTTGTTCTTCTTAAGTTTCTTACTTGGGCTTTGGTAATAAAAGCACCATCATTTCTAAAAGTTCTGAGTAAAAGCATAACTACGTCGTTAGCACTGACATTCTCTCCAGAAGATTGCGCTAAAAAATTTGCCGCTCCTTCAATACCCATAAAATTTACTAATTGTCTAACTCTAGCTTTATTTCTTCGTGATTGCGTTAATACTGGTTTCATTCTGCCATCTTGACCACCACCAGCAAATAAAGCGCCAGTCCCTACACCAGTAGCAATTTGACCAGTTCTACTAGATAAAAATTTTCCAGCTTGTTGAAGCAATGGAGTTAATAGACCTAAATTAGCTTGGTTTTCCATTCCATTTCCTCTTGAGACATCAATGATATTAGTTGTAGTAGATCCAGTTCGACTTGTTTCTTGAGCTCTTCCTTGTTTAGGATCTCCAGTCGGAACAGCGGACTGTTCTAAAGGTTGATCAGCAGTGCTCAAAGAACTTGTTGCACCAGCGAGAGCTTCTCCAGCTCTCCTACCAGCTCCTTCAATTCCAAATCCAGATCCTATAAAAGATCCAACATCACCTAATACTTGTTTAGAACTACCTAAACCAAAAACTTTACCTAAATCTCCAAGAAACGCCAAATTATCCTCCTAATTTATCTGATGAGGGAGTCATTGCTCCATTTTGCTGTTTTATTGCGTAATGTAACAATTCATCATTTAATTTAGGGGAATTTAAACCATTTATGCGATTGTTCAGGGTTTGGATACTTTTCTTAATTGTCCCAATATCTCCTGTTAGAGTGGCGACAGTATCCCATTCTAAACCTTTGACGCTGTTTAAAAGTTTTCCAACACGCATGCACGCGTAGCAACACAAAAAAAACGAGACTGACGCTAGTATTACGCTTGCATATAACAAAACTTGATTCATATTGACATCGTATGAAATAAAACGTGATTTGACAAGCACTAAATTTAAAATTACGCTAGATTTTTGAGGACTAGAGGGGGAAAGGGATAGGACACGCCCCATCTAGCGCACACACAGCGCTTAAGGGAGGGTGTGGAAGTCGAAAAGGTAAAAGAGGAATCCACACAAAGTGTGGATAACTTATATAAGTGCCTGAAAATAAAGAATATTTTTAAGGATTTACCAAAGTGCCATCAATACTAGCAATTTGTCTGGTATTACCAGCCAAAGTGAAATTAGCATTAGCAGAATATGCTACTAAACTTTCACCAGCTTCTAGAAAAACTATAAAATCTGTTACAAAATCATTTTGAGTGGTAGTTGTACTACCAAATTGTACAATATCTTTAGTTGTAACTCCGTCTGTAAGCCTAATTTCACCAAAACCGCCAGTATTAAGAGTTACGTTAACAAAACATCTCCAATATCCAGTATTATTGACTAATGTTGTAGTTGTATTGTTTACACTGAACTCAGTTATGGTTGTAAGACTAAAACTTGTTTGTAAATCTTGTCTTAACACAGATCCTGAAGCTGTTTCAGTTAAATCTATAATTGGAATAATTTGCGTGGAAGCAGAAAGATCAAAACCCGCGCCCGCACCACCTTGGGATGGTAAACTTGTGCGGATTTTATCTTCTAGCGCTTGACTATTAATAAAAAATTCTTGTCCCATTATCTATTATCCTCCAATGAAGATTCCGCACCTAATAGTCCTCGTGGCGGCAGTATCATTGGTAAAACGAACTAAAACTCTGTTTCTTTGACTACCTGTAGTTAAAAGGTCATTATTTATATATGATCCATTTAATACTCCAAAAGGTTGACCAGTTACTAATGCTGGGACAGATACGTCTTTACTGTATTCAGCATTATTTACAGAAACGTTCAAAAAAGTGTCTGCTGTTGCACTTGTTCCAGCTGTATCTACAGCGGATGCGACGCGTAATCTTACGTTTCCGTCAACAAACTCATAATTGGTATTAGCTAATATGTTATCTGATGTAGCACCAGCTGCTAATGTTAGGGTTTTTTGTACTAATGGCATGTTATCTCCTAGTTTTTAATTAATGTTGTACTGCTTGCACGTCTAATAGCTGGTCTACGCGTAGTACGCGTCATTGATGTAGCTTCTTTGACTTGCTTCTCTAAAGACTTAAACCTGTTGGTAGTGCGTCTAAGATTTCTAACCTGCGCTTTTGTGATATAAGCGCCATCATTCCGAAAAGTTCTGAGTAATAAATTAACTACGTCGGATGCCATGACATTAGTGTTCATAGCTTGCGACAAAAATTGAGCTGCGCCCTCAATTCCCATAAAGTTTACTAATTGTCTTACTCTTGCTTTATTTCTTCTGGATTGAGTTAATACTGTTTTAGTTCCGAAATTTTGTTGTCCTTGAAACATATTTATGCCGACTCCTGTTGCTATACCAGTACCTACGCTTCCTGCTGGAGTTCCTATAAATTTACCTATTTGTGGAAAAACGGTTCTAGCTCCGCCAATTAGTCCAGGTATTAGTGAACCTAATCCAGCTTGTTGTGTCGTTCCTGTTAATCCAACGTTTGCTGTTTCCATAGGTCTAGGTGCTCCCGCTTGACTTACAGGAACTGCAGATTGTTCTAGAGCTTGATCTGCAGTTGATAATGGAGATATGTTTGATCCATCTCCAGCTAAGTTGTCTGTTGCTCTTGCTATAGTTCTTCCGACTTGCCTACCTGATTCTGGTGGTAAACCAAAAGCCATTGCAGTAGCCGCTCCCGCATCACCTAAAACCTCTTTAGAACTACCTAAACCAAAAAATTTACCAAAATCTCCTAAAAACGCCATATTAACCTCCTAAATTATTCTTTTTGATGTCATGTACATTTGATTGCTGTTTCATAGCGTATTGTAACAATTCATCATTTAATTTCGGAGAATTTAAACCGTTTATGCGATTGTTCAGGGTTTGGATACTTTTCTTAATTGTCCCAATATCTCCTGTTAGAGTGG